TGCATCTTCCCGCCTTCAGTACCATCATGTATTTTCATACGCTCACGATACTGAACCATCTCTTCAACATCATTTAGATTTCTGTATTCAATTACACTGCTCTTAGGAGCGTCAACAGATTCGATATCAAAGTCATGATAATAAGCAATCAGTTTGAAATACTGCGGGTTCCATTTATCTACCACGCTCTCAAGCATGTTCTTAGCATAGGAATCAAATCCATCTTTGCTAAATGATGTTACAAAAGTATACATTAAAATACATCTCCTAAAGCTGAATCATAAAAAATCTTATTTGCCCTTACATGCCAGTCACCTGCATACTCTGCATCGATCTGACGTTTAGGTTCCCATTCCTTAAACCACGGACCACCTGTCGTAAAGTGAACATTTTTTGGTGTGATTGTTTCATCTGACCAACCATCAAGCCAGTTCCACTCTTCTGGAATGCCGCCAATTTCTTCATCTTCCAACCAAGACATTCCGTGTAACCAAGAACCAGATCTAATGTTCGCATCGTCCACTGTAAGCCTGTGGTTTCCTTCGTGTCCACAGTTGAATAGCATGAAGCTAGACCAGTTCTTGCGATTGTATCTTTGCTGGATCTGTCCGTCCATCTTTGTAGCAGCAGAAGGATTGTAGTTGTGTTTAACACAATGCACTGCTATGTCTTTGTTGCTACCGTAAGTATCAAACACTTCTTCGATGTCTGATTTAACAAGCATGTCCGAATCCATGAAAAGAGCAAGTCCATCATATTGGTTCAAGGCAGGTATTAGAAATCTTGTGAATGTAAACTCTGTGCTGAACGGCCTTCCATCGAAGGTGTCAACCATTACACGTTTGCCGTCAATGCTGTCAAGCCTAGCAGAACGCCGATACAGACCTGCTCTACGAAGAGCGGGTTGAACCAGTGGGATGATGTCAAACTTTGTATTGTATTCCAAGATTGAATCACGTAGTACTTCATAAGCATTACTCTCCCTTGCATCATAACCAATATAAATAACTGGACGTTTGTTAAACAACTGACAACTCCTTTCAATTCAAAGACATGTGTATTTTACTACAACTAAGCAACCATGTCAAGAAGTTTTTAATCATTAAAATAATTTAGAAGAAGATCAAGCCTATCTTCATGGACAGCCATCTTGTCTAGTTCACTTTGGATTGCTTCCATGATGTCAGAGTGTTCACCAATACCTGCAGGGTTCTTTAGATACACTTCTATGTTTGCTGTGTGCAGTGCCACATTACCCTGTGCGTGTTTTAATAGTGCTTCTAATATTTGTTTTCTCATAGCTTGTCCGTATCTTCATTGAATGTACCTTCTGGTAACGCAGCTTCAAGTGTTGACATATTAGACGAATCAATTTCACCACAGATATTAACACAGCCTTCTGACCACTGTGTTTTACTTACCATTATGTCGGGGCAATATTGATGTAGAGAACTGAAAGCAGCCGCCGCCGCTGCAACATCCTTTGTGTTTGTATCAAACCTAATTTTCATTTTGATTTTCCTTTCTTTAATTTAACCCATTCGTCATAGCTAGGGTGATTACGTGGTGGATTGAACTGAATGTAGTCGTCAGTCCTTTTCCAAGTCCAAACTGGCAATGTATTCTTCGATGTCGATTGTTTCTTGCTCATCCACCATCTTCTCCAATCCTTCGGTAAGTCTTCGTTTCAGTGCTTCTGAAATCAAACCAGTTCTTGTTTCCTCGTCCATTTCAAATATGACCAAAGCACCACCGTCTTTCGTTTCTACATAGTCTACTACATCTATTTTCATGTGTCAATAAAACTCCCTTTATTATGCTGCGTTCAAGTCTACCACTTCACAGACGCCAGCCGTACAAGCCAACTCACGTCCACCTGATGTGGTGTCTTCCTTCTCAAACTCCTGCAGCTTTGCCCAATCAATGTTAGCTACCGTATCATAAACCATTTTTAATTCGTTGTATTCGTCTGGTTCGATATCCTGATAAGGTGCTTGCTGATATGTGTGTTCACTAAACGGAAGGAAACTAATACCAGAAACCTTGTCAAAGTTTTGATAGACCCAAGATCCAACTTCCATCCATTCATTCTCCTTGACTGAGATAGTCACGGAAGGCTTGTGTTCACACCAGTGCTCTTGATACAGCAACCAAAGATCAAGCTGTTCAATGGCAGTCATCTCATTCCGTGTGATGGCACCTGTAGGTGACTTCATAGGAAAGCTAAAGACTGTCGTGCTGTCAGGCTTCATAACATCTGGCTCATTAGGAACACCACTTTCAATCAAGAACTGTGTCAGTGGGTCTTTGTTGTCACCACGAACAGTACGAATGTAGTAATCGTTGTGCCGTGCATGGATACCAGAAGCACTGTCTACAAGCTGTGACACTGTACCACTAGGCTTGACACAGGTGATAGCTGCTGACTGTGGAATACCTAGTTCTGCTGACAAAAGGCAGTTAGTATCTATAGCAACATCCTTCAGGTCTGAAAGAACTGTTGAGATATTCATGCCGTAATTTGGATCACGTCCAGACAACAGCTTGCTATCCATGATGCCTGTCAATGATACACCAAGCAGACGTTCTTCTTCCGTGTTCTTCTTCCAGATACTGCGAAGATATTTAAAGTCTGTCAATGTTGCTTGGAACGTACCAAGAATAGTAGCAAGTCTTACCTTCTCTTCAAGTGTTTGCTGTGTATCATTCTCACGAACAACCACTTCTGACAAGTTACAGAACTGATAAGGACGTAGGATAATTTCAGAACAAGGATTGCAACCAAAGTCATGATCAGCATCACGTCTGCCATTCTTTGCTGCTTGCTTCTTAGATGATGCACGGTTAAAGATACCACGCTCACCTGACTTAGATTCGTACAGCGACAACCACTCACGCATGAATGTTCCCATCTGTGGTTTCTCTTTGTATGCCACAGAGTTGTTTGCCAAAGCACGTTGACCTTCCTGTTCCCACCACATACCTGACTTGGCATGTGCCATCTGGTCATCGTTCAGATTGGAAAGACTGATCAATGCTGAACGGCGTACACCACCGACAACCACAACTTCGCCAATCTTACACATGATGTCGTGACATTCGATTGGATAAAGCTTGCGTCCTGCCGCACCTCTGAACTTCTCAATACAGAAGTCAAACAACTCAAGCAAAGGTGCTGGTCCTGATGCACGTCCACCGAATGTCTTCAGCCTTGCACCTGCAGGGCGAACTTCAGATACATCAAACTGTGGGATGTGTCCAGCATAGAGCATGGCAATCAATTCACGCAAAGCCCTTGCCCATCCGGGTCTGCTATCGCCTACCTTAATTGTGGTAGAACTTTTCTCAAAGTGCTCGTTAACTATAGGAAGCTTTTCTACGTTGTGCCGTTCAACGGAGAAGCCTACACCTGTGCCACACATCAGGATGTACATTGTTTCGTCAAATGCACGTGGATTATCCACAGGCAGATAAGAACAATTGTAACCACCAACATGACAACGTGCCAATGCTGGACCAGATGTCATAAGTGATCTCATGCTTGGCATAATTTCAAGGGATAGCACGGCTTGTTCTAGTTGCCCACGCAACTCGTCAGTCAGAACATAGCCGTGCTTTTTGTTTAGATGTTCTTTCATGTAATCGAAATATCTGCCGACTGTTTCGGGCCATGTTTCCCTACGTTGCTCGTCTTCCTTCCAACGTGCATATCGAGATATGGCAATAAAATTCTGGTAGTCTGTTGGTAGATAATTATTCATGTGTTGCTTCCTTTCTTTGCGTAAAAACGAGATACCATTCTATCACCAATGGGATAGAAAAACAATAGTCAATGACCAAGAACTGCGTTAATTCTTTTCCTTACATATTCGACTTCGCCGGAACGTAGAACCTTGAATGCGAACTCTCGCATGTACACAGGGTTCACGCCAGCGAAGTCACATACTGCCGTAAAGTCTTCTGCAGTAACACCTACAGACGCAAAGAACCACGCTACAGCCCTATCTCTTTCGTGTATAGAAGAGTCAGGTTCACCATCATAGGATGGCTTTGTAGCGTCAAGCAATGCCTGTAATATCACACACAGGAAAAGTGTTTTCTCTGACGAAGGATTATCATTTATTATTTCGTCAATTAGAACTATGTCTTCTTTTCTCATTGAACCATTCTTTCGGGATACCTTCTCCTTGTTTACAAAATTTGAATCCGTGTTTATCGCACCAGTCAGCATAGGTCATCTTACCACCCTTGTACAGTTTCCTGTTTGGGTTATCAAACACAAACCTGATATCGTAATCTGAACCATGTTGGCTACGGATAAAGAGATGTTTCTTTCTGTCTTCAAGCATGAACCTGCCCTTGACTTCCAGTATGATACCGTTGGGGAGCACAAAGTCTGGAATGTATTTCTTGTCTTCAGTCCAAACGTAGGAGATAGGATCTGGCTCATACTGGAAATCAATTTTGTTCTTGATTAGAACAAGGGCAGTGTTATACTCAGAGTTTGACCTGTACTTGTGGTCAATGCTTCTTTTGCTTTTTCTCTTAGACATAGATAACTTCTTCTACATCTGGAATCTTGTTAACCTGTACAAGATGTCTTACACCATTAGAGTATTTGAATGAACGAATGCCCTGACCATTGTTTGCGTCAGCCCAACAGTTAAACTTGTATGGACAGAACACACAGCCGATGGCAAGCTTCATGTTACCAGACTTACCATCTGGTTCTGGTTGGTAACATTTTTCTGGTGGTGTAGAAGAAGCAGTCATCTTCTTTACATTACTGATACGCTCACTGGCATTGATCATGTGTACTGATTCAATCTTCATTAGAGCAATCTCTGCTGAAGATTTATCAATAGCTAAGAATGCTGCCTGACTATCATTGTCAGCTTCTGCATAGCCAGAGATCTGAGCAATGTAACCAAACGGATCGTCAGTGTGAAGTGTGCCTTCCTTAAACTTCTTGAAAGCATAAGGTGACGCAGACTTGATGTCCGTTAAGACACCATCGATACGTCCGTCCTTGTGTCCTTTGACACCAAGAACATCAACTTCCTTCTGCTGTTCTGTCACTTCGTGACCAGCAACTTCTGCCAACAAAACAAGAAGTGCTTCAAGGATTTCTCCATACAGAAATTTAAGTCTTGTCTGACCATCGATCTCAACAGCTTCAATACCCTGCTGCATGTCATACCATAGCTGCCTGTCAGGTTTACCAATCTGTGACATACGAAGTGTTGTCTTTCTTTCTCGTGTGCCTTCGGATAAAGCCCTACGAGCAACTGAGATCATTTCCCTACCAAACTTTTCTAGGGATTCTTTGTTCTTCATAGAAGCCATATTGTTTTCCGCTTCAAGCGTTTTGTATATGTCTTCTACTAATGTGTCTATACTAGCCATCAGTTTCCCTTTCTAGAAGTCTGTTAGTGTACCACTGTGCCTTTTTCAAATCTTCAGTTCCGTTCTTGTAACGATAACGCCACAGGTATTTCATGATGTTACCCTGAAGATAATATTTGAATCCGTCAGGACCAAGTGCAGCTTCTATTGCATCAATACACTCAATGCCAGACTGATTGTAATGTGCAGGACTGTTTACCATGTCGGATTGTTTGTTTGCTTGTTTTACAAGATCGTCTTCAGTAAACACAACATCTCTCCATTCCTGTTTTTTCTGAAGATCGCTCATTATTTTATTGTAGTCTGTCATAATGAAATGCTCCCTTCGTTGTTAAATAAATGCTGGCGTACCCACCCAAACGCAATCCAGCCCACAGCCATCAATCGATATGTGCTGCTCCCTGTTTGATGTTGTTAGGCTACCGATGTTCCGAATGGAATGTCATCGTCAAAGGAAGCGTCTTCTGCATTGTAGCCACCCGGCACAACATCAAAGTCATCGTCATCACCGTAAGGTACAAGGTTAACAACCTGAACAGCCTGAAGGTCAGTGCCGATTCCAGTGTTACCTGCATACTCCCACTCGTAGGTTTTGAACAAGACGTTTACATCAGAACCGTTACCAACAAGAGTACCTGTGATGTCACGCTTGTTACCATCCTTGAGAGATGGTGCCTTGTTGTCTGTACCATCTTTACGCTTTAGCTTACGCTTGATGGTAACAAATTGTCCACGGTCATCGTTCTTGTTTTTGACCTTTAGACCAAGCTTCTTTGCTTGTTCAAGTTGATCACCTTCCAATGACAAGTCAATGGTAAACACTGGCTCGAAAGTTGTGTTAGGTGAAGAGATAGATGCCCAATGGGCCTTTCCGCTAAGTACTGGCATATTAAATGCTCCTTTCTTTCTATGCGTTCTCAGACGCTGTTTCAATGTTTGTGAATTATGACACAAGGAAATCAGTGTGTCAACAACTTTAATGAGTTTCAGCCCAATTGTTTCCAACTTTATATTCACTGTCCAAAGGACACTGGACTTTCAGTTCTTTCTCAGTAAGCTTCATTGCTTGCTGTGTCATCTCACCAAACCTTTCAGTCTGATCAGATCGAACTTCAAACTGATACTCATCGTGGATGCTGGCGACAAGGCGATAGTCAAAGCCCTGTCGTCCAGCTAGTAGTGTGATCTGACGTAGCCATTCTTTACAGATGGTTGCACCTGCACCTTGTAGAAGGAGATTGGCTGCGGCATGTTGCTGACGAACCTTTAGAAGTCTGCCATCAAGACCACGGATATAACCTGTCTGTGCTGCCCTGTCGATTTTATCACGCAAAGTCTTCAGGGCTGGCATGTTGGTCATAAACTTGTCCATGATAAGTTTACCTTCCTTAGATCCACCACCAACGATTGATCCGATCTTGGCTGGTCCTGCACCATAGATCAGAGCATATATGAAAGTCTTCGCTGCATCCCTAGTAGGAAGTCCTGCAGCCTTTTGGTTTGCTGTGTGGATATCACCACCAACAACTTCTTCAGTGAACTTCTTGTCACCCATGTAATGGGCAAGACATCTCAGTTCAAGAGAAGAAGCATCACACCCTAACAGTTTGTACCTACTATCTGTTGTAGTCCACACGGCTCGACACTCCTTACCATAAGGTGAGTAAACTGCCGGAACCTGTGCCATGTTTGGACTGTAGTGTGCCATTCTTCCAGATATTGCTTTGAGTGTAATCACACGTCCATGAACCTTGTTGTCTTCTTTAACAACATCAATCCAAGACTTGACCTGTGATACACGTTTCTGTAACAGAAGATACCGTGCAATCTTTTGTGCTTCAGGTATGTCAACATTCTTCAACGTACCTTCGTCAACAATGGGATGACCAGTTGGAGTTAGATTCACAGGTTTCCAGCCCTTCTCCATCAGACGTTTAGCAATCTGCTGTCGTGAAGCTGGATTGAATACTTCAACATGATCCTTCAATCTTTTACCTGTCTTCTCTGAGTATCTCTCAGTAACGATAGGTGGAAAGATCTCTTGCATTTCCCTTTCGATATCTGCTGCTTCTTCTGAAAGCCGTGCCACAAGACACGAAGCTTCCTTTACGTTCAATGTAAAACCATTCTGTTCTTGTCTGTCTACAATAGCACGGACTGAATGTTCAAGTTCAATACACTTGCTAGAGTATTTCTTTATCATAGGTAACATGTGTTCGTACAGTTTAACAGTAAGTCTTACATCGTTGATACAATACTTCAACATCTCTTCATTGAAATGTGTGAAGTCATTATAATCAGTCTTAGGGAACCCAAGTCTAGTTCCCCAAGCATCTAGTGAGTGACCACCTTCAATGGCAGGATCAAGAAGCTGTGACAGGATGAGAGTATCCCTGACCTGCTTTACCTTGATCTTGCTTCCTGTAAGACGGTTCAGTGTTGGTGCATCGAAAGACACACCGTTGTGCATCACGAAGATATCATAATTTTCTGACCATGACGGAAAGTTTTTTATGTCTTCTCCGTGAAACACAAACTCTTGTTTGGTGTCGATGTCCTGTGCGGCGATACAGTGGATCACCGAAGCATTCAGGTCATCTGTTTCTATATCTACCGCAACTCGTTTCATAGTGTTATCAACTCCGCTTTCTCATATGGTATGTGGAAGAAGTGTTCACCCTTTACGATGTTTCTTCCCTTTGCTTCCTTTACTTCAGCTTGTTCAACAACGTAGTCCTTGATACGCCATGCAGCTTTCAAATCACCACGCAGTATGTAGAAGTTGAAGAATGGTTTTGGAATATCCAAGCTTCTTACCTTGTTGATCAGCTTGTGCTTGCGATATGGAATACGAATCTCTTTCCAGTTAGGATTCCAATCACCCTTCCAAGCATACTTCACTTCAACTTCACTGAAGTAGGTATTATCTGCTTTTTCACTCTTGATGTCAACCGAAAAATTTTCCGTTGCGTCTAAGATAGTATGTCCATTCCGTTTGAGATATCGAATGATGGCAGTCTTTGCAGGACTGTCAGCCATCTCATATCTCTGCCGTGAGAACTTAATGTTCACGGCTCCTTGTATTGGCTGTAACATTATAGAAAATCTCCTATGTCTTCTGTTGATCCATTGTCTGCTTCAAAAGGATTCTCAATCTCAGCAAGTCTACCTGT